CCCATATGTAGACAACAAGGATTCCAAAAATTCTACACCTCCCGTAGCATCCCCATCTAAATACAAAGACTGTATGTCATCGTACCCAGGTAACTCAAACCCACTCTGTCGACACCAATTTATAAAATACTGTCCCTGCTGGCTCTCGTCTATAAATCTATTAACATATCGAAGCATATGTCTAAACAAGTGTGGATAAGGAAACGCGTGTACTAGAGCTGCGACATACCTTTGAAACCTCGCCTCAAAACTTGAGTTGCGCTCATACGCTATAATAGCTTTAACTCGATCTTCACTCAGGGCTGGAATATACACAGGCCCATCAACACCTTGGTGGCTCTTCCACGTGTGTGACATATAATAAACACCCTCTAGTGTAGGCTGTGGCTTTGAAAACTCCATATTCATCATTAGAGACTTAAACCTTTTAGTAATGCGTTCTTGAAATCCTTCTTCAAGTAATTTCTCGCAAACTGACCATATACCATCATCCCCATTGACCTTGAATTTAACACGACCTTCTATCAAATATCGCAAAGCCAATTCAACTCCATACTCTAATGCTAAACACACCATTGCTGAGGTAGCCATTGTCTGACAATTGTCACTCGTAGTCGAATTCTGACCAGATGGATTACCAATAGATTTCCGTACCAAACCTACCCCATCAACACCTAAATATGTAAACATAATTTCCGAATAACCGTTTTTCAGAATTTGGTGAAACTGTGATGAAGCTGATGCTAACCTCATTTCTAGAATTACTTGCATATAAGGTAATGCAACTCCAGAATCAAATCTGGAAACATCGTGTGAAAAATACTTATTACCTGGTTTATACAAATACCTAGCCAAACGCTCCCATCCCAAATGAAACTTATCAATTCCATATGTTGTGGGACCATCCCACAAGTGTTTAATTAACCGCTCATTATAAGGTCCTACAGCCCGAGACAATCCCAAAATAGTATCTAGTGGGCTTGCCATAAATGTACGCGTCTTTCCATCCAAAACTTTGGTAGCTGGACGAATCTCATCCTTAATAGCCACCATCCAAACACTTGGAACAAAATCTTCAACAGAAACATTATACTTTGCTTCACACGCTTTAACTTGCTCCTCAAATGGTCGCTTGTCTAAATCAACCATTGCCTGCCGTTTAGTCACTAATAGCCTAGGCCCTGCTGACGTTGTCCAATCATGATTAAACAAAACATCTCGATAAGAGGATACAGGCAACAACTCAAAATTCCACGGATATAAAACTCTCCACATCTTTAAAGCAACTTCCACAAAATCAACAGGAAAACAAACA